CTATGTTGGTGGGTGTGATGCCAAGATGAAAGCAAAGGACACCTTAAACGAAGCGCAAGAGGTAGCGATGGTTAATTTGATAGAAGCATTGCGAGCAGCACACGGAGAAATGACCCTACACGGTCACAACGAGTTTGCTGCAAAGGCTTGCCCTTCGTTCAACGTCAAAACCAAATTCCATTGGCTTCTTTAGAGGACTTCATTAACGATTTAGAAAATGCTCAACAACCGACTTGCAATATGGACAATCCTGCTGACTGCGACTCTTGCGGCTCTTAGCAGTTGCGCTACTGTGAAACCAGTCCTTCAGAGTGTAGTTGTTCGGGACACGGTAATTGTCACCAAGACAAAGTACCTGACCGACACTCTGGAACTTTACAAGGACACGACCATCTACCAAGACAAGGTAAGGCTTCAGCTCCAGTACATCGACCGAAAGGTATTCGTTGAGGCAACCTGCTTGCCCGATACCATCCGAGTCACCCAGACCAAGATTCTAACGAAGGAACGAAAGCAGAGGGGATGGACTTTTGAAGGTGCGGCAGTTATGCTTGGGCTTATCCTTGTCGCTGCGTACTTCATCAAGAAGTGGATAGATAAGCTCGTAGAGTAGGTTTATTTGGCTTCTGCTGCACTTAAATACTAAAATGGTATAAGTGTATGCCTTGAGGTATTTAGATGCGTTACAACGCAACTTCTTTCTTTTTCTTTGTTTAGTTTCTTTTTCTTTAAGTTGTTTGGTTAAGTTAAGAGTTGACTAACTACTAACTAAAGTCAAGTTAATAGTTGATTAAGTTAAGTAACTAACTAAGTTAACTTGTAAAAAAAAAGGAATAAAATTGACATACGCAAATTTTGTTAATAAATAATTCTATGAACGACCACATCTACATTTATTGGGATGATGTACCTTTGGCTAATGACACCAAAGTACTACATCGGCAAGACGTTGAAGATAGAGGCGAAGGATGTTGTGATGGACTTCCAACCTGATAATTACAACTTGGGTACGGCTCTCACCTACCTAATGCGTGCAGGCAAGAAACCTCACAACCCTATCTGCGATGATATCAGAAAAGCCATCGCTCACCTAAATTTTGAACTTGAACGCCAAGATGAGCAGCAAACCATTAGCGCAACAAGCGAAGGAAGCCAAACAACAACAGGAAAGTATGCAGTACTATACTAACCCAGCCAAGCGCAGGAAAATAGACTTCATCCTTGAGGAGTGCGCTACGCTGATGTCTAACTGCGAAGCCTCATACAACGCTCGCCAACAGGCGAAATACAAAGAACAAGAGCTACTGGGTGAGATTGCCAAGATAGACCTGCATTTCGCCATCCAATGCGGCTACCTGATACCCGACAATTAACCTACAAGATTGTCGTAGGCAAGGTTCCAAGCCTCAACGCCTTCTACGCATCCAAGCATTGGACTGCCCGTGTGAAGGCAAAGGAGTTGGTATCAAAGGAGGTGATGTCGCAGCTTGAGAAATATGACCTGCAAGAGATAAAGGATGTCCACATCCATTGCCGGGTCAACTACCGATACGATATTGACAATGCGATAATGGCGGTGAAGTTTGCCCTTGACACATTTAAGACTTGGGGTGGCGTGAAGGATGACTCGCGCAAGTATGTTCATTCCTTAAAGTTGGTACACGATACAACAATTTCAAAAGACACGGCAGAAATAACCTTTACAGGTTTGTTGGTATTAGAATAAGTTGTATATTTGCATAACTTAAAACCAATCAGTTATGACTTTATCTTTCAGTTCAGACGTTTACACCGAGATGGTGCAAGTGCAACAAGCACAAATCCAAGCACTTCAAAACAAGATACAAGAGCTTCAAGCTCGTATTGATGTTTTAGAGCAGCAATCAATTCTATTTATCTAAAACCAATCTATTATGTCAAAAATTATTTCAATCACCCCCACCGGACAATGGCAAGATTTATTCAAGCTTGAGGTTCGCTTCGACAATGGCGACTTCGGTACTGCCTTTGCCAAATCACAGACCCCACCCTATGCCGTAGGCGAAGACGTGGAGTACACCAAGAACGAAAAGGGTACGGTGAAAATCCAACGAGCCAATGCTTTTGGTGGTGGAGGCTATAACCAATCAGCTCCATCTGCGCCTAAAAATAACGATGAGCGCTCACTTTCAATCATCCGACAGGTTGCTTTGAAGGCTGCGGTTGAGTACGCTTGTGCTGCACAACACGATGTCAACACCATCCTTGCCAACGCAGAGACCTTTAACGCTTGGATGACAGGGCAGAGTGCTGCTCCTGCATCACACACCGAGCATTTCGCAAATCGCAACGACCCTTTCTGATTGGTTTTATATTAGGTCGTTGTGTGAAGCCCCTCTACGGAGGGGTTTTTTTATGTCAATTATTTTGTTATATTTGCTCACCAATCAGAATCAATGATACATCCCGACCTACTATCTAACGAATCTTCGTTACCATATCTCCAGAGAGCCTTAAAGGGCAAGTACTACGATACCGGGAAGCTCGGTGTTTATGAAGTAGACCAATACCTGCGGCTCAAAGATGGTGAGTTTGTCGTAGTAGTAGGCCACGCTAACGTGGGCAAGACCCACACGCTGCTTTATCTTATGCTCTTGCAGTCGTACAACTTCGGCAAGAAGTGGCTGATATACTCCGCAGAGAACGAAGTCCCAAGCCTCAAGCGCAAGCTCATTGAGTTCTTGGTATGCAAACCGATTCAAGGGATTGATGAGGGTATGATGTACCGCAAGCTTGACTTCATCAACGAGTACTTCCAATTCATAGACGGCAATCGGCTCTTTACCGCCTTTGAATTACTTGAGGTAATGAACTCCATCAAGAACGAATGGAACTACACGGGTGCTTTGATAGACCCTTACAACTCCCTATCAACAGACCAAAAGAAACTCGGCAAGACAGGGATGCACGAATACCATTACGAGGTAGCCTCTGCCCTGAGGGTCTTTGCGCATCAGAACAACGTCACCACAATCGTAAACGCTCACCCAGTAACGGAGGCAATGCGCAAGACATTCTACAAAGGCCACAAGTACGAGGGGATGGCGATGCCCCCAAATACTGCGGATATTGAAGGGGGTTCCAAGTGGGGCAACCGCAGCGACTGTGTAGTTGTGATACATAGGCAGGCTTCCCACGAGACCGATTGGATATACACCCACATTCACGTTAGGAAGGTCAAGGAGATGGAATCCGGTGGGCGCATCACGCCCCTTGAAACTCCGCTTGTTTTGCAGAGCGTGTTGGGAAATGTTGGCTTTGTGATAAACGGGCGTAACTTGCTGCCAATTAAAATGGATGAAACGCCTGCGACTGATGTACCCTTCTGACGATAGCCACGACCTCTACATTCGCGAAAAGCAGTTAATGCTTGCGGGTACTGCGATGTGGTTGGCGCAGCAAGCAGCAGACAAAGCAAAAGGCAGAGAGGTACAAGATGACATCCTGCACCACGTTATGAGCTGCCACTACGCAGACCTACTCTTGCAGCAGTTTATTGACTACCGCCAGTTCACCGAAGGCAAGATGAACGAGATGTACTTGGCCAACGCAAAGCTGCGCATTGATAGCGAGCAAATGATTTACGAGATACAACGCCTGCAAGGGATAATAGAGGACACGCTATGAAGCAGATTCTATCCCCCTTTCAGAAGTACGAATGCTTTGCAGTAGATGGGGTGGATTACCTCGTGGTGGACTACACCATAATCCAAGACAAGGATGACAATTTAGTGGAATGGGCGAGTGAGATGAAGTTCAAAAGACTTTCGGACCACAAGCACTACACTATGCCAATTACCAAGATAATAACCAATCATAAAGAGGGCAGGGCTAAACACTGCAAATGCAAATGAGACCATTTGAAATACGCCAATTAAAAGTAAGCAAAGAACAGTACTATGCCCGTCTGGGGTTTCAAGACAATGGAAGCCGTGCGCATAAAGAAAGTACCGCAAGAGCAGCATTCGTATCAGCATTCCGAAACCACGCCACGCTTCACGAGTTAGGTGAGGCCATAGACAAAGACCATAGCTCGGTGGCCTATGCAGTAAGGATGCACAAAGACCGCCTAATCTACGGGGACTATCAGCACTACTACAAGGTAGCCTGCTGCGTTCTTGAGGAAAACCCGATGGCCTGCATTGACAAGCCGGACTTTGAGGCAATGGAGCAGGAATTAAATAAACTCAATGAAGTCGTTGCGGAGTTATCTAAATACAAGGAATTGTATCTAACTCTTAAACGCACATTTGATGAATTTTAACGTAGGACTTTACCCCATCTATGGGCTTATCGTAGGGGCTAACTGGTCAAAGACCGACTACCTTGAGGAAGATATTGTGATGCACACGGTGCAATTTGCTCTGTTTGTTGTAATTGTAGAAATCACTTGGGACTCCTCGCAGTATTAGCAAAGCGACAGACGGACTGGATTCGGATGTGCAAGAGCTTCGGGGCGAGTGATGACCTTGCCCAAGAGCTTGTACAGGAAATGTACGTTAGGTTGTACAAATATGTGGATGACGCAGAGAAAATAATGTACAACGAAACGGAGGTCAACACCTTCTTCGTGTACGTTACGCTGCGCAATATGTACGCCACCCTGATGCGCCAGAGGGCAAGATTTGAATTTGTAGACGTAGACATCCTTGAGGAGTTTATCTACGAGGAGGCCAACGAAGATGCAGAGGTGCAACTCATCCAACTCTACGACAGGGTGTGGTCAACCCAAACTGACTGGCATTGGTACGACAAAAAGATATTTGCACTATACCACAACACCGATATGAGCATCCGTACTTTAGCGGATGAGACAAAGATTTCAGCACGTTCAATTTTCAACACACTAAAAAATGCAAGAGAGCGAATCCAAGAAGACTGCCAAGACACCTACCAAGCGTACAAAGAAGCCAAGCGGCTTGGGTGATACCATTGAGCAAATCACAACTGCCACAGGCATCAAGGCTGCGGTTGATTGGTTCAGCGAAGCAACTGGCGTTGACTGCGGTTGCGATGCGCGTAAGGAGAAACTGAACAAGCTATTTAGGTACAGGAAGCCCGAATGCTTGACCAAAGAAGAATACGAGTTTGTCGGCAAGATGCGCGGCAGGAACACCGTCACCGCTATTGAGCAGACGGAAGTGAATAGAATCTACAACCGAGTATTCAAAGACTCCGTAAAGCCAACCAACTGCGGCTCTTGTCTTCGTGGTAGGTTGCAGGAGCTTGAGACATTATACAACGCTTACTGATGAATCAAGCAGGAACCATAGGTGAGGCAAAATTTAGCACCTACCTTGAATCTATTGGTTATGAAATAGAAAAGGCTCCTCCGAGAAAGTTTTATGATTGGGATATTAAAGCAACAAAGAAAAGTTTAGTAATCACGTTTGAGATAAAGTATGATGAGAAGGCATACTATTGGGCTACAAGACGTGGCACACCTACCGAACCCAATATCTACATAGAATACAAGAACACAAATCGCAATGAAGACTCTGGCATACTTGCAAGCAAATCTGATTATTATATTTATATTCTAAAATCAGAAAATGACATTGCCTATGTTTTTGACAGAGCCAAACTTTGCGCTCATCTGGTAAACTCCACATACAAGTCCGTAGGCAATTCTGCAACGGGCGATGATAATGCCATTGGGTGGATTCCACCATTAAGTGAAATCATTAAGCACGACTCGTACATAAGGCAAATTGCTATGTGAATATGAAGGGGGGCAGTAGCCCTCTTTTTTTTGTTTATTTTTTATTGGAGTGTTGGTAATTCAAAAAGTTGTATTACATTTGGAGAACATTTAATACCAATCAGAATGAAACTACTACTTAAAAACACGGCCTACTTCTGCGCTCTTGCGCTGACCTTTTGGGCATACCTATGGACTCTTGAACTTCTTGGGATATGATATTCACATACAACGACCTAAAGTTTTGGCTTGAAGATGCCGACCTGCTACCGCAGTCTTACTGGGATGCCCTTGAGGATTACGACCCCGACAATAAGAATAGCGATGAGATTCTTGCCAAGTGGCTCGGCTACGTTCATGTTGCTGACTTCTACAACTACGAGATGGACATCACCTACGTTGAGGAGTCATATAATGAGGATGGCTACACTAACACCGTAGCCTACCCCACGACATCCATTTACGGAGAATCCCCAAAGCTTGCCGATGAAATCTACACCAAGTGGCTTAATTGGGCAACAACCGTAGCATCAGAAGAATAATTAAAACCAATCAAAATGAAATATCAAACTATATCCCAACTACTCCGAGAGCTGAAGTCGGTAGACATCTCCGAATCAATACTCAAAGACATAGAAACCATTGAGAAGGTCACCTTGCGTATGGCCTACCACGATGCCTTGCTTCGCGTGCCTTTTGACCAATGGTACGAAGCAACATTTAAGAAATGAACTTAATCG